TCGTCAGCGAAAAGTCGGCGCCAATCAACAGAATCCCTTTCGGGTCTGAAGAAAAACGCTGATAGTCCGTTCCAGGATTCCACACGGCTTGCTCGTGGTCTTTTGCCGATTAGGCGAGGAACACGAATAACATCCTGATGTAAGTTTTCATCCCATTCCACCTTAGAAAGGAGGTCAGGACTCAAACCAGAACAGAAGGATGCCAAGCCGAAGGCACTAGACAGGCAGTTAACCGTGGGCAATCTCTTACCCCACGGCACTGTCTTTTCAAGGTAAACAGACAGGTTCCAATAACCTTTGAGGAAGAGGTTGTTGATCACCTGTAGGTAACCGAGTGCCTGCCTAGAGTAGAGTGCCCCTGAAGGTTGTCTGAGATAGCCTGGCGTGACATCATAGCCACGATAGGCATCCATACCGCAACTCTCGCGGAAGAATCCACGAGAATACGTTTTGTCGCGGTTGACCTTCAGGTACAGCGTCTCTAGCAAGCTAGAGAAGCCGTCCACCCATTCTCCGGGGACAATGATATCGTCTCCGAAGACACGGATCCTGCGTAAGCATTTGCGATACGATTCGCCGGTGTGGTAAGAACCATAACCGGCGGCGAGTATCGCGAAGACTATGCTTTGCACAGGAAAGGTGAGAGCAGAGCCCATCGAAGCGAACTTCCTTAGCTTATGAAGCTTGGGGAAGTCCTGCCAAGTAGGGTTCCCCAGATAGCGAGTACGTGACACCGCCATTAGGTCCAACAATCGAATATTCGATCGAAAGACCCTTTGAACGAGCCACGTGCTAAGTCTATCTGAGGCAGACGATAAGTCTATAGTCGCCAGCTGCCCTGTACGGGACGCCTCTACCGCCAAATCTCGCGATGGGGTTTGATCGAAGAAATTGATCGAGCCTTTAAGCGAGGACCTAGCGACACGTGCACGAAGTGCGTTAGCGATACCCTGTTGAGCCCATTGGTTGCAGACAGGTTCTGCGGCGATCAGCCGAGGACCTTTTTGCGTCTTTGGGACATCAACGAGTTTGCTAGCGCTCTCCTCAATACGAGGATAGTGCACGGGAAGCGACCGTTCAAGTACCGAGTCGACACTGTGTGTGCCGAATTCGGCGAACGGTAACACTTCCTCAAGACGCGGATTCCATGTCGGAAAGTTCCATTTGAAACCATCCGTTACGGTTTCACTTACCGCACCTGGTCCGTGACGCGGGCGAATTTCGGCATCTTCTATATAGCCTAATTCGCCAGCGATCCTGTCAGCTACTTGCTGACAGGTAGAGAGGATCCGAAGAAGTCGTATATCGTCTCCATCGTCTCCGACAGGTCTGGACCATAGAGTAGAGCCGCGGTCACAGCGGTCATGTAAATGACCAACGCGAACACGGGTTGCTCCTTGGAAACCAGTTTCCCATAGGATAGAAGAAGGCGGAAGGACTTTTTCAACATCGTAGTACTCCTTGACTGCGTGAAGAACGTAGCGAGGAGCACAGTCAACCTTAAGTTTCTTTCCCAAGTACAAGATAGTACGAAGGAAGGTCACAGTGGTGACATCGATGTCCTCTCTACGATGACCATTCTCATCAAACAGCCGAATCCAAAACCCCTGGAGGAATCTAGGGATGCTGGAACCGGGCTTACGCCTACGCATATGCGCAAGCGGAGTCCGATCAAGTCGGCCCACGCTAAGGGCACGGTCTAGCACCTTGCCTATAGCGGGAAGGTCTATCGTAAAGAACGGTAGACCTCTGGATGAGAATTCCAAGGCGATACGTTTATCATCACGCACCGTCTCAGAAAGGTCTTCAGGGTGGATAGCGAGCCAATCCTTAAAGATGGCTCGGTAGCACTCGACAAAGTCTATGTTCGTCAGCCGTTTAGTCATAGGGAAACCTTTCGATTACCGGTATGACGCTCAGCTAGCGCACACTCACACCTTTGTCACTGGTGTGAGGCCTCCGTCCTTGGTCTCATCGACGTTTTCCTGGGTTTTATCCCCAGACGGCTCCATCCCGGAGTCCGTAGTCGAAGCGTCCTCAGATGAACCCCCGAAAGGGTTATCCTCTGAGGTTACGGCATCCTGCTGGATGCCGATATCAAGAGTACCAAGTGAAAGCTGAAACGGAGTACATGCCGCAGAAGCGACAAGTACGCCGAGAAGGACGAGCGGCCGGATCAGTTGATCCATGCCACGAGATCCTGGATATGCGTGTTGTCCATGAAGGACGTCAACGCATCTCCCAGCTTCGCGACATCGGCTGCCGCTGTCGTCCGCGAATTGCGGACAACGGCGTAAACTTGCAGCACGGTGTCAGGGACGCCGTCGACAGTCGAGAAAATCGTCTGAGTGAGCTCCACGTTGTGGCGCTCCAGAGCGATCTTCCCCTTGCCGGCGGTTTCGCGGGTATGCCGGATCTTCACCCGGAAATCCTGCGTGGCTTCGAGCAAATAGTACTCGGAGCCATAGTTGTCCTGATTGATCCAGACGAGGGTTTTGGTACCCCCGTCATAGTTCAAAACGAGAGGTTTTGCGATAGCCATAGACTTTACTTTCGGTAGTGTCCGCCTTTTACGACGGTCAACGCCGAAAGGATAGACAGTTGACTCCCCGTTAGAAAGGGGAGGTTAAACTCCGGAATAGAAAACAATGGAGCTGCAACTCTGGTTTTATTTACCAGAACACCTGGAAGCGGACGGACCGTATCAGTATGGCCCGCCGGCGTATAGGTGAACTCCCACTCGCTCACGCCAGTGGAAGTCGTCTCCATGATGCAGGAACCACCGTGGGACACCGGTATGGTGTTCCGACCGCTCGCAACTAGGTCTCCAATGTTGGAGAACCAGTCGATTAGCCACGACCAAGGCATCGCTTCCCACAAAGTGGAAAGAGAGATATCGAGGCCATACGCTAACCGAGTAGCGAGTAAGTAGCGGTCCTGATCGTTGGACGGAAGCGGCATGTCGGTTGTCCATCTTGTGGACACCCATCTGTGCCTACTAGTTTCCATTTTAAAACGGAATTTAGTAGCTTCTCGATAGAGAGCAGTAACGTAGTAGTTATACCAACCACTTACGCTACTATCCGTCCAAACTGTAGTTTTCCGTCGTAGCACGCCATGTTGCATATCATCAAGCGCGTTCAGTTTCTTCTGAACGTTGGCTTGAAAATTAAGCATCCCCATCACATCTTTGATGAAGGGCATAACGCCAAACTGGTACTCGAGATACTTTTTGCCGACCACTCGGGGGACTTTTCTAAGGTCCACCTTGCGAGAGACAATTAGGTCACGAGATTTCAGCAAGTCGTTGCCCCAGTCTTTGATGAGACCTGGGATTTCCCGAAGCTCGAACAAGAATACCGGAACGTCCACGTTAGGACGATTCGGGTTTGAACGAGCGAGGGCATTGGCGAGAGCTGAGTTGTCACTCGGGGGAGCTGTTTTAGCTACCTCGTGCCTGAACCACGACCCCGGAATACAGGGGTAGTTTTCGAAGAGTACGGCTGATCCGGCCGTTGGCCGGTAGTCCCACCCATTTCGCACAAACAAATGAGAAAGTTTGTGCTCAATGACTAGCGGATTAGCGCCGCCGTAGTTTCCTACGACGTCGTGACATACGCTAGACTTCGTTAGTGGTACAGTGTAAGAAACCCATCCATCATTGGATTGGGCATGGCCCTCTCCAAGAGAGACGGCTAGGCTTCTTGTGCGACTCATATACGACTCCGGCTTCTGGGACACGGAATGTGACGTGAAGTATCGCGAGGCAGCCCGAAG